CCTATTAACTCAAGCTTAGTAGTATTAGCTGTTTTAGCTACTGCATCTGCATAGCGTATCATACGCCTAGGATCTTCATAAATCCACCTACATACTGTCCGCCTATCTACTCCTAATTCATCAGCGCATGCCTGCTGGCTACCGTATACTCTATGTATATACTCTTTTAGTCCGTTACTCATTTGTACCAATTTGGAAGCTCTAAGAGCATGGGTGTATCAAGTGGCTCAAGGAAATCATAGCTTTTCGGCATAGTTTCACCATCCCACGACCTGTACCAGTCTTTAAATAATCCTACCTCAACGCGCGCTCTATTAAATCCATCTAGAGCCATTTCCGCGCTCATCTCGTAAACTATTACGCCGTAAGGAGGGTTAGGATCGCAAGTGATTAAATAGTGCTTTATATGAGCCTCAGAATTAAATTCAGAATGCGCGTATAATGCTAGCTGCATATTGTAAAGATTATCAAGCACCCAGCGCTGTATTTTTCTAGGTTCGTTATCTGTAATTTTTAAGTCAGCTATATAGTCTTTACCTATTACATCAGCATAGCCGTGAAACTTAACACCATCAAGGCTAAACTCTATGTGCTTTTCTACTGCTGTAGCCGCTGTAATAAGCTTATTTGCTAGCGGGTGAGCCATAACAGCCTCTGCTAAGTTTAAAGCTTCGTTGTACTCTTTACGTGTAAATACGCTATTTTCTCCATGCTTTGCTACAGCTTCTTTAAATTGTTTATTTGCTCTTGTTTGTACGTCTATTACTAATATTTCTAGTTGCTTTTCTGGCTCTAAAGTAAGTAGGTGAGCTAGCCAGCCTCGGCGCATAGGTGCGCTTTGCTTAAATTTTCTTTTCTTGTAGTACACAAAATGCGCTGGGCTTTTGCCAAATGCTTTTAATGCACTAAATGAAAGCCGTATATCATCGAGTTTCATGATGCTACTGCTGGGCTAAATGGGTTGCCCCCTTCAGTAAATAACTGGTCAAGATCTACTTTATCGTTAAACCTTTGTGCAAGCTCTAATAAGTCTAAATCAAAAGGCTCTTTACTATCTACTCTTACATAATATTTTGTATCTAACCCTGCACCTTTGCGGGTAATTTTTAGATCATAAGTCATAGGATCACCTTCTACATCACATAGGTTTGCTATCTCCTGTAGAATACTGCGGGCCGTGCAGCTATATATTTTAAAGGCTTTATCTTCTTTGTGGTAAACATTAAAAGCTGCAAAAGGCCTTACTTTATCATCTGACTTGTACGCCTTTTTAGGCATTTGGTCGGCATCTTTCCAGCGTACTGGCTTGTTTTCCATAAAAGTTTGATAGCCTTCTATTGCTTTAGAAATTACGCGTATTGTAGCGCTTTCATTTGGCTTTAGCTTTAAGTAGTTTGAGCTTGCTGCTTCGCGCTCATAATTGTTAGATAAGAAATTCATATAATGGGTTTTAATTAAACTATGCCCCAAATATATAACCTCTTTAAAACTAGGACATATAACGCCCTATATACTTATCAACATTACTTTGTGCATTTACACGCTTTAGGCTCAAAGAAGCTAAGGCACAACGGTAGCACACCTATTAAACATAATACTACGTTTTCCCAACCTGCGCCATTTTCTACAATCTGCTGACAGGCTGTAATGATAATAAGTCCAGAGCTGGTACGCTTAGCGCTCCACTTTAAACGGCTATCTTTAAATATTTGTGTTAAGTCGAATTTAGCTAGCGCTAAGGTGAAGTTTGGTATTTTCATTTTAGTAGTTCCATATTACATTGACGGCCTTATGTGGCCTTGTGTCTAAATCCACATGTATAAAGTTTTTAGATATTCCAACACGATCAAAGCCTACATGTAATAACGCTTCTAATATCTTGTACCTATTAGTACTGTTAGTAGCCTTTATATCAGCGGCAATTCCTAATCTATGCGCGCTATCCTTACTAACCTTGTAACCTTGGGCTTTTAAACTTTTCTCATGCTCTAGTGTACGATATCCCGAAGTAATAACAAACGGCGTACATGCGCGCTCCCTGGCTTCGTCTAGTAAAGTTAAAAAATCTAAATCCATTAACTCACCAGAGCCTGGGAAATCAGGGCTATCAAACTCCTCTAGGCTAAAATAACGTAGCATCCAACTATAGTTAAAAATATGCTAATCATATCGTGCATATCGTACTGGCCGTATCGTATACGTTTATATCTACAATTAACTACATTAAGTAGCAATATGCATAAGTAAGGTATTGCTGTCATTTTCTATTTTTTCTGTGTGTTCTAATTCCTTCAATGTTCATCCATATAAGAGTGATAGCTCCAATTATACCAAGGGCAAAAGTAAGGCGCTCACTAAATACAGCAAAGCCCCACCCTGCCCATAAAAAATTTAATCCCCACAGTTTGCCTTGTTCCATTACCTAAGTGTTAAAGTTGTTTTTTTGGTTACACCAGCTTTTACAACTGTCATTACTATGCTGTATGTTGTTGGCTGCCCTTTTATTCTAGAAGGTGTTGTAATCATATCACCGAATGATATTGCTGTAGATGGCCCGGCTAGGGATGTTTTATCTTTATTTAATGCTATCTCAGTACGTAAATAGTCAAGCTCATCTTGCATCTTTTGCATTTGATATATTAAAGCTGCCTCTGGGGCAAATTCCATTATTTTTAAATGGTCAGCACTATTAAAACTAGACTCAATAGCCGCTAAATCTGAACCTGTTAAGTTGTGTACTGCTTTGTGTTTTTTCGTGTCTAGTCCCATTATATTAATGCTATTTTAACATACCCTCCATAAATTTCATCACTTGTACCTGCAACATCTACCTTAATAACAAGGTAATTTGTACTAGTGCTATTTGTATCTGTAATATTTGATTCTGATCCAATAAATGTTGCTGATCCTTTTAATACAATTGTTTTAGTGTCAATTTGGCCCTCATATGTTGTAAAAGATCGTGCAGTATTAGAGCCGTTAATTTTGACATACGTAGCTTTGAAACCTGTAGGTATTGGTACATAAGCAAAAATATTGTTTAAGGCTTGTATATGTAGTTCATTGCTTAAAATATTGTCATCCTCAACCATTATAGGCCTACCAACGTCATTAGCCACAAAATCTCTTGGTAATACTTTGATTCTAATTTCAGAACCATGCCAGCCATTATAGTTATCTCTAAAACCTGCTCCAGTACCATTAGTCATTAAAACTTGCCCCGCTGTACCGTTGATTGTTTTTGAAATATCTCCATTATCGCTAATACTAAGCAATTCAATTTTACCAGATGTTGCTGCTGCTGTTGGTGGTGATAAATCATAAGTGCCTGAGCCTGTAGAAACCTTTAAATCTGTAATTCCATGTGTGTCTGTAGTAACGCTGGCTAGCTTAGTGCTGTTAGCCTCTAAAACAGTATCATCTGTAACGCTTGGCCCTTTGCTTTCAAATCCTATTGTAGGCCAAGGATCTCCTTTACTTGGTTTTCCATTGTCTTGTGCTAAAGTTATATCATTAATATCTCTGCTTAAAAACATGCATTCGATATCATACTCACACCTAGAGGCTGTAAAACTTAAACTTGTAATTTGATAAAATGTAACGCCCTCATCTGAATTTCTTAGTATACTATATGGGTGCAAATCTTTACCCTTTTGAACTTGAAATAAAGTACCTCTTTCTATGCGCTGGGCTGATTTATTAGCTGCTAGGCGTTCTCTTACTCCTAAGCCATGAATAGAAAGCGAGCTAGTTGAGCTTTGTAAGCTAGTCCACTCTGTAGAATCTACGTTAGTAGTTCCGTTGTATACTTTTATTGTACCTAAGTCACTAAAAGATATTCTATCCCCTATAAGTGAAGACCTTTGATCCATTGTATACCTAGCATCTAGAGCGTTAGTTGATTTTATCTCTACGCTACCAAACTGCTGGAAATTTTCGTTATCATAAACAAAAAGCCCTACACCTTCCATTTGATAAGTAACGTCATTACTAGTATCCGTCCAAGCTGCAACTGTGTTGCCTTCGTAATCTATGCCTGCAATATCAAACTCTAATTGCACACCATCGGCATCAGCTAAAAGTGGAGGTGTAACAAAATTAAAGGTATCACCCAAAAACGTATTTAAAGTATCAGGCCCGAGCATCATACCGTTTGTAATAAAAAATAACGGCGTAATTATTTCGTATCTACTTGCGCTGCTAGTTTCCCACGTTGGATCTGTATATTGTGGGAGCTGTATGGTTCCACCTCCTAAAGTATAAACACTAGAATTTGAAAATGAAACAGCTCTAGACAAGTATTTACTAGTGCCGCCAGCATCTCCGACGCGCAAAGTTACCGAAAGTTTTAGCCTAGCATAATTATTTATCCCAGTATACCCTGTAATTCCTCCTGTTTGATACTTTAACCTGCCGTCTAAAAGTAATACTTGTCCCGCTGGACGTGAGGCGTCTTCATCTTGAATCATTGTGCCTGTAGCCAAAACCATACGGCCTAAAATTGGCTTATCACCTTGATAATCTCTTACCCTTTTTACCTCTTTAAAAGCTGGTGAGCTTGTACGTTCCCACCCTGCAAGCTTTTCAAAATCAGGGCTATTATTTCCAAATCTTGCCGCATAATCTAGGCTTAAAATAGCGCCATAAGAAACAAACCCATCACCTCGAATTGCATTTACTGCACTTAAATTACCTGTAGCATGGCCTTGAATATTACCTAAAGGCAAAAACCAGAATTTTCCTTGCGACATAAAAACACAACTATTAAATGCAATTGCTATATTTTCTAGAACATCATAAACTGAAAAGTATTCTTTTGCACCTTCATTATCTAGGTTGTAAAACGTGTTATGCTCTACATAAGCATTTTTTAGTTGCTGTTGTAATCCTCCTGCAATGTGATCTTTGTACTCTTTCCCTATAAAATCCTCATAAAATAATATAAAATTATCACTAGCGCCCCAAAAATTTTGGCTATGTACTTTAGATAAACAATTATACAAATGCCCAGTAATATTACTAGTTCCTGTATATGCGCTGCCGTTATTGTTGTAATCTATGCCTTTCAAATTACCTAGGCCATCTACTGCCGTAATGCTCACTGCAGCATGTGGAAAAGCATCAGGTATTATAGTTTGCTCTGGTAGTATTTCGCCTACCCACCAAGGTTTATTTGCGCCGTCTGGATCTTGGTAAATCTCTACTCTATATGTACCTTCTGTAAGTGTGTCTAGCTTTGTATAAAGCGTATTGAATGCTGCATCATTGTCATCTGGATGAAATAGCGTTAGCTGTACTTTACTACCAATTATAGGCTTAGCCCTATCAAAGTTGTCAAAGGCATAGTTAAGCCTAAAGCCATCTGGGCCTAGTACAAAAGGATGGTTTTGATCTCCTGTAGAGATAGAACTGTCAACAATTTTGACTTTCCAATCTGTACCATTTTCATCGGTAAACTCACTTACTGCATATACTACGGCCATTATACGTATCTATTTCTATCACGCGCAGCGCGATCGTTACTAATTACTATATCATCTCCGCTTATTCTACCATATACATTTGTAGCCCCTCCGCCTATCATATCCTTTAGCTTAGATAGTGGCGCTATTACCTCAGGATCTATTGAGGCATTTCTATTATCACCTACTAAAGCTGCTGTAGGCCCAAAGGCTAACCCACCCTCAGCTAGTGCAGGTAAATTATCCTCTGATGCTCTGCTTATGACAGATTGTAACCCAGAGCCTAAAGCAACTAAAGCCACACCTGCAGCTATAGCAGCTACTGGGTTTAATGATTTTAGGGCTTTTTTAATACCACTTATTGCTAAACCATACCCTATTGCTATTTTTCCTAGTTGTATAGCCATTTCTGATAATGGCGCCAAAAGAGCATCTTGTAGTGATTTTCCTGATCCTATCATTGAGCCGACGCCAGAAATCATTGCAACAGCCGCAGATTTCATAGAGCTATGTACAGCATTACTAAACTCCTCAAATTTTACTATAGTGGGATTTATCCAGTCTGTTAGTCCTGGGCCAATAGAGGCCGTTGAAGTTTGTAGTTCTTTAATTGATAAACTAACAGACTTAATAGCAGGCACTATAGCCTCCATATTTTCTGGAACTTCTAAAAGTTCACTATTTAAACCTGCTACTCCGCTGCCGCTGCCCTCTGTGCCTTCTGTGCCTATCACTTTATCTAGTGGAGCTTCGAGATCTAAAAGCCTTTGCTCAAAATCTGCTATTCTATCTGTTGCCTCATTTATATCTTCGCCAAACTTTGAGAACTGACCTCCGCGCCTTGATATGGCGCCTACTCCTACCTCGCCGCCTCCAGCTCTTAAATTTCTTTCTGCCGTTCTTTTTGCTATTTCTAAAAGTACTTTTTCTTCTTCTAGAGCGCGCTTCATGTTGTTAATAGATACTATTTGCGCCTCTTTATCTAAGCCCTTTAAACTATCTATAAATTCGTTGTTTTTCTCTACAGCTCTGTTTGTGTTATCTCCAAATAACATAACTGCTCCAGCTAAACCACCTAAAGTTAAGGTAATTGCTCCTATTGGAGTAAGCGCCCAGGCAGCAGCAAAAGCCACAACCTGCGTAGTTGCTACAGCAATTGGAGGCGCTAACATTGAAAAGCCAGCCGCTAAAGTTGGTAGAATAATAAGCAAAGGCCCAATAGCTGCAACAATAGCCGCAACAGCTACTATAAATCCTTGTGTAATTGGTGAAGCTTCTCTAAAGCTATTAGCTAGACCTTTAATAAGATCTGCCGCCTTTTCTATAGCTGGGCTTAACATATCACCTAACGCAATACCTGCGCCCTCAAGTGCGCTTTGCATTTCTTTAAGTGCTCCCTTTGCGCTATCGTTCATTACATCGGCCATAGTCTTGGCTGCGCCCTCAGCATTTCCAAACGCGCCCGTAAGCTCGTCTACCTGCCCAGCTCCATTAGTCAATACTAGTAATGAAGTTGCAGCTCTACGGCCTACCTCATCCATAGATCCTTCTAGCCCTATGCCTTTAGCTGCTAGCTCTGCAAATCTTTCAGAAAGTGTGCCGCTAGTGCCTTGCATTTCCTGCATAATGCGCCTTAGTGCCGTACCCGCCTGTGAGCCTTTGATACCACTATTAGCTAACACAGCAAGCATAGCGCTAGTTTCTTCTATAGATACCCCTGCAGCTCTAGCTATAGGAGCAACAAACTTCATAGAGTCTTGGAATGTGTCTATATTTAAAGCCGAAGCGCTAAAGCTAGCCGCCATAATATCCGTCACTTTACCCGTTTCGCTAGCATCTAACCCGAAGGCTCTAAGAGTAGCTCCAGCTACCTCTGCCGCTTGTGCTAAGTCTGATCCTGTAGCTTGTGCTAGGTTTAAAGTAGCCTCTTGTACTTGTATTATCTCATCAGCACTAAAGCCCAGCCTAGAATACTCTAGCTGTAAAGCTGCTACCTCGCGCGCTGTAAATACTGTGCTTGCCCCTAAATCCTTAGCGCTTTGCTCTAGCTTTTTAAACTCGCTACCTGTTGCCCCACTTACGGCCTTAACTTGCGCCATAGCGCTCTCAAACTCTACAGCTAAATTTACGGCAGCACCGCCTATTAAAGCTAGCGGTAAAGTAAGATTTCTAGACATGTCTTTGCCTACAGCCTTAAAATTACTAGACATCGAGCGCATTGATCTACGCACCTTGCCCAGCTCTTTATTGAGCTGCTTAGTGTTAGCCCCTATATTTACTACTAGATCTCCTAATTTAGCCATTTTACTTCTGTTTGCTCATTGCTCTTAACATGGCTAGGCCGTCCCTCTGAGGCTTTGCCGCTTGTTTCTTCTCTTCCCATCCGAACACAGCTAAATCAATTGGCCTAATTTTAGCACCTTTCTTAGTGTGTACGTTTAATAGTAAAGCAGTCTGCCACCTGGTACGCTCCCAATTTGAGCGCTCCTGCATCTCGTAGCCTTCCCGCTTTCCCGTTACAGCATTCCCGAACTCTTCAAACGTTAGTGAGTATAGGGAGCCTGGGGAAAGGCCTAATAAACCTAACCCCAGCTCCTCTATCCTCCGCCACGTTAAAGGGCGCGCGTTTTCTTTTTCGTTTTTTTTTTCTCTTTACTACCTCCCATCACCTCGGCCATGGCTTCTACTAATAAAGGTAAATCTGTTACCTCTATTTCGTTTAACCATTTCTCCACATCCATAGTAAACTTCATTCCCTGTGCTTCGCATCCTGCCTGCACGAAGTAGTAAATAAGCTCTGGGATTAGTGTTACATCTTTAGAATCTACTTCCGTAACCTTAACACCTGTTGCCTTTTCAAACTTTCTCCATGCTAACATAGTAGCACGCAAAGGATATATACGTTTTCCTATAGTTATTTCCATGGTCTATGAGATAACTTCTCTTACGATAGTTTCAACGATCTGAATAGAGCACGTGTATTGTGCGTTATCCTCAGTACCTCCGCTTAGCTCTAGGCTCTCAATGTAGCCTTTTACTTGGTATCTGAAATCTCCATCGTTTTCTGTTGCAGATTGACCTACTACGTGAGTAAAACGCATGTCTAGCTTTGTTTTGTTAAGCTGGAAAGCACTCATTGCCTCAAAGCCTTTACCAGCTCCTGCATCGGTTGCGTATAAAGCTGAAAAGTTCATAGTTGCTGATGTCATACCTGGTAGTAACGCTTTGTAACCTGCGTTAGCTTTTACGGTTGAATCTCTAAAATCATTTGTAACTGAGATAGAGCAATCAGTAACATTGTCTACTACTAATTCTGTACCACCTTCGGCTACTACCATGATCTTTAGATCTGAGCCGTTAATAATTCCTGTTGTTAATGCCATTGTATTTTGTTTTTTATTCTTTGGTTTTACGCTTGTCACCTCCGACTAGCGCTGTAATTAATGTATCAATCCATCCAAACACTCGAACTGCTGGAGCGTCGGTTGGTAATAGTGAAAAGATAACCCTTGCGGCTACCAGTAGAGCCAGTAAAATAGGCTCCCAGTTTTGTAATAATACTTCCATTTTTATGTGTTATTTACTCTTATTGTATAATCTTGAATAGATACCCATATGCTACGCTCTGGGTTTACATCCATTTGCTCGTTTGTATAATTTATAGATTGTATTTTTACCCCTCCAAAAGTACCATTTTTTCTATCTAATGCTGCCCGTACTGCTACCCCTAAATCTACAGCTGTTTTATAGGTGTAACTAAAGCTATATATCTCTACTGTTGCAACGTCAACTTTTCCGTTATCTTCTTTAGTATCACTTGGTACATTACTTACCACACTATATACTACATAGCGCTGACTTTCTATCTGAGTTCTGTTAAGCTCGGGCGCTATTTCTGGATATATCCCAGTGATGCCTACTTTGCTTATTACGCTAGAATCTGATTTAAGAATATTATATACTGCCTTTCCTACTGTCATGATGCTTTAACGTATCTTGCAAATTCTTTGCGTAATAACATAAGCTGAAGTTTTTGGCTGCGACTTCTTGTCGAGCTAATACCCCTGCTAAATACTCCTGTATTTTGTGTTCTATGCTTACCTCCAAATCGTGGCCCAAAATCTCCCTTTTCTACTATGTGAGCAAAAAAGCCATCTTTTCCCCAGCGCGTTTTACGAGGCAATATGTTGTTAGTTTTTGGCCCTGCTAATACTGTGTTACTATGGTTTTTATCGGGCATCCATGTGCCTGCTGAATTTCTTAGCTGACCTGGTCTAATAGTTTTACCTCTAAAGCTTATTGGTTTGCTGTAATCTTTTATGTTAGCCTTTAAATAATTAGCGTACACATTACCCACCCTAGTATTAATTGCCTGTAGCTTATTACTATCTTGCTCGCTCCACTTAGCTATGGCCTCTATTTTTTTATATAGCTCATTAAGGCCTGATATCGAGATATTTTGGCCCATTGTTTTTGAGCCTCTGCTTCTGCTGCCTACTTGGAAATTGCTCATTACTCTACAAGTTCAGTGATTAAACGTATCTGATCCTGTCGGCCTACCTCATGCGCACCTAGTATATTGTAGTAGTTGCTTTCATAGCTTATGCGGTAGGTTGCATCTATGGCTTTAGTGGTAGAGCTATAGCGGATATTAAAAACTACTTTATTCACGCTTACCATTTGCTCACCTATGTTCTTTTCTACAGCAGCTGGCTTGCGCTCTATTTGCGCCCATACCGTAGCATAAGTGTTCCAAGTTTCTGCATGCTCTCCGTATGAATTAACGGAAAGTGTGCGGTTTTGTATTTCTACCCTTCTATCTAAGCCGCCTATATTCATTTAGTAGCTATAATTCTATATGGGTTTAGTAAAGCAGATACACCTAACGGCATCTCTGAAGTTAAAGTACCTACTACTGCCGCCCTACGGTTTTCGTAATAGTGAGCAACTAGCATTTTTATAGCGTGTACTACTGGTTGTTGTGGCGCTTCGCCTAGCGTTCCTGCTATAGTTACCACATTGAAAGCATCGTCATATGTATCTGGTGGGCTGTCAAACCTAATTCTAGCTGGCTCTCTTTTAAAATCTGCCCAATACTTACTCGCTGCTAAAGTCTGTTGTGCATTTGCACTATCTTGATATACTACGCTTGTTATTGAAACTACTGGCCCAATATCAAAGCTGCAATTGTAAAAGTCATCAAGATATAAATTAAAATCACTTACTACAAAATGCCTATTAGTGTAATCTTGACAATGCTGGACAGCAGCGTTAATAAGCGCTGTAATCGTAGCATCCTCATCACTTGAGTCAACGCGTAAAAATTCTTTAGCTGTTGAAAGTGGTAAGATATCCGTACCTGTGGGCTGTGTTATTACTTGTAGTTTCATGTTTTAAGTATAAAAAAAGGGCGGGCGCTAAACCCGCCCCTTTCCATTTATCATCTAACTATTATGCTACGAAGTCCTTAATACGAGCTAGCGCGCCTGCTTGGCGTACATCTGCATCGTAGAACTTATTAACGTGTAGTGCAATCTGAGCTGTCCCAGCATTCGAGTAAGGATCAACTAAGATATCTACCCCTCCGAAGAATGCAAGCACCATACCCTTAGCAAAATCACCGAAAAGTAAATCTCCCTCATCTGCTGTAGAATCTACTAGGTTTGGTGTGAAGTGAGTAGCAAAGCCATCAACTCTGTTATCATTCATTAAAGCGCTAATAGAAGCTACTGCTGCCTCACCCTTTAAAACACTCATAGCTGTAGGAGATAGTACAAATTGACCATTACCCAAGTCACCACCTGCTGCTAATACTGCCTTCTCTGCTGCAAAGATGTGAGCTGCTGTAATAGAACCGTGAGAAAGGTTACCCTGGTAACCAGCTCCAGCTACTGCCTTAGCAAATACATCCTTATCAATAGTTTCATTGATTCCTGCTGCTAACTCTGCTGCAATCATGCTATCAATCCCAGCACCTCCCTGAAGGATTAACTGCTTTGAAAACTTTGTACGATTTGCAACACGAGTAGGAGATAGTGTTAACTCGTCAAGCTCCATAGTAGAGGCTGCGTCTGCACTTACCTCAGTTTCGCCTGTTCCTACTGCTTTGTTTGATACTCTAGGAAACTTTAGATTTCCTGTAGCATTGTTGATAGTAGTAACACCTACTCTCTCAGCCATAGTTGGAGCGCGTAGCGCCTCAATTAGACCAGGTACAGAAGTAGCTACGTATCCTGAACCATCTCCAGAATCAGCCTGGAAATCGTCAGCACCACCAGCACGATATAAAGCGCTAGATGGAATACCGATTTGTCCACTCATCTGTAGACCTCTTGATCCGTACTCTTTTGCTGCTTCCTGTGCCCACTCTGCCTCAGCACCTTCTAGTGACTTTCCAAAGCTAGCTGCCTGGATAGCACGAGATAAAGAGAAAGAACGATTTACTTTGTCGATTTCTTTTGCCTCAGATACAGAAGTTCCGCCAATATGTGCAGATCTTGCAATCATATCCTCATGTGCTTTGCGGCGCTTCATTTTACCGTCTAGACGCTCAATCTCACCTTCAAGGTAGTCTGCTCTAGTTTCTTCTTCGTTTGTTAGCTCACGGCCTTCACTCTCAGCGTTCTCTACTAAAGATACATGCTCATTGTAAAAATTCCCGCGTAACTCTGTTAACTCTTTCAAGTTCATTTTTTTACGTTTTTTAATTGTTTTAACTTCTTTTATTTCTTCGTTTGTTGATTCTTCAACTACGTTTATTACTTCTGGCTCTTGCTCCTCATTTCGTGCAATTAGCCCCTCAGTTTCTTTATATGCTGGATATGTGACTGGGCTTACATCTAATAAGCTAGCTACCTTATCCACGCTTCTCACGGTTCTCTTTTCGTTCCATGATTGCTCTGCTATAGTAAAAGCAAATGAGCTTTGTGAGATATCCCCACGCTTTACGCTTTCGTATAAATCTTTAGCGTACTGTTGTTCTCCTAGGTGTACTCTGTATTTTAACCCTTTGTCATCCTCTATTAGCTCTAGCGTACCTGCACCACTTCTGCCTAGTACGTAATCAGGATTATGATTCAAAAGCGCTCTGACGTCGTTTTCCATAACATCAGCAAATGCGCCTCTGGCTATAGTTTCACGAAAAGGCCCTATATTAGTTTCTGTATCATAAAGAGCCGCATAGCCTTCTATAATCATCTCGTCACTATCAGCCCTAACCTCTAGAGTGCTATCACTTACGTTATAGTGCGCTCTAGTTTCTAGTTCTTCTCTATTCTCCTGTTTCTTTTCCTCCATCGTTATTTTGATTTGATACAGCGTCACTATAAGCCTCTAGCCTATCTAGTGCAATCTGGTTAATTTGAACTGTGTGAATATCGCCGCCTGTAATAGGGTTCATTTCTTCATCAGCTCTCACTTCATTAATGCTCATTACTCCGCTAGATAGCATCTGAGTAAAAAACCCAGCCCTAGCATCCATATCACCTCTGTAAAGGTCATTTAGATTAAATTTTGCGTAGACTGCTGGTCTATCATATGAAGGTATTAGCTTTCTATCTATCTCCTGTTGTATGCGCTTCGTCCATGGTACAATAGTATGGCGAGCAAACATTAAATTTTGTTGCTCTACATTGTTGTATGTAGTCTGTCCAGGCAACTGTACTAATGCAGCTGGTACGCTAAAAATTCTACAAATCTCTTGCGCCTGGAATTGTCTAGTTTCTATAAACTGTGCCTCGTCTGGTGCAATAGAAATCCTTTGATACTTAAATCCAAAAGGCATCAGCTTAGTGCCTGCATTTGCTGCGCCGTTGTTCCAAGAGCCTTGGATCATATCCATTTGCTCTTTCTTTAGTGGTTGCTCAGAAGTTAATACGCCTGTCATTTGTCCACTTTGGCCGAAGTATTCAGAGCCGAAATCTTGTGCGCTTTTAGCTAGCCCTAAGTTTTCCCTGTGTAATCTTATTGGTGACATGCGGAAAAGGTTGCATATCTCTAGCATATTTTCTGGGCGCACTACTCCGTAATCTTTTACTACATATACCCTCTCATTTTTGACCTCTTTTAGGTCTACGTCATTGTAGTGTACGTATATTAATCTAGTTCCATGCCCTCGATCATCACGCTCTATAATAGCGTAGCCCATACCGTACAATAGGGCAGAGCTTACTATAGTTTCCCAAAACTCGTACGGCGTTTGTACCTCGTTAGGCTTATCATTAACCAAGGCTCTTGCTGGGTGTATATTTGCAACCTCAACATTTTTGCCGTTTTTTACATATATCTCTAATCCTAGAGCTGCAATAGTTGAAGCTATCTTATATACACATGCGTAGACAGTAGATATAGCTAAGGCGCTATTTTCATTTATTGATGCTCCGCTTTTAGTCATCGGAAATAAACCTACTTGCTGGGCTATTGTGTTGCTATCGTATTTGCCTTGGCGGTAACGAAACAAGCCCGAAATTCTTTCTGCTAGTGTACTCATGCGCGCGGTATTATACAAACAAAACGGTAAGAAACCAAATTATAAGTCAAATATTTCTAATAAAATATCTTGATCAGGATCTATAGTGTTCTGTACGTAGCTATTTAAGGCTATAATAGAGGCAATTACCCCATCAACTTTCTTATTTTCCTTTTGCTCTTTTATTACTCTTTTGTTCTCATTATTGTCTGTATAGATGATTGCGCAGCCAAATTGCCAGCGTAGGCATCTGTTGCCGCCATGTATTACGTTACCCTTCATAATTTCCATCTCCATTTCTTTGGTCGGCCCGTTCATGCTCATAATATTTTGAGCCATTGGTTGCATAGTGATATCGTTTTCTACTAGTTCGGCTACTATGTACGTGCTAAATTTCGGATCATACCCTATTTCTCTTACATCGTACTTTTCACAGGCGTCTAGTATGTGCTGTTTTACTATTCTGTAATCAGTTACGTTACCTGGCGTTATCGTTATATCGCCATCTCTAGCATATTGTACGTAATCAATACCCGCGGCTAGTTTTTTACTGTGAGCCTTTACAGAATTGACAAATTGATGACATATGAGATAAAAGCACTTGTTTTCGTCATCTCTAAACAATAAAGCAAAGGCCGTTAAGTCTTGCGTACTAGCTAAATCTAGGCCTGCGTAGGCTGGTAAGCTCGGCAATCTGTCGTAAGGTATCTCTTTTGCTCCCTTCATGTAAATATCATCTGGTATCCATGCCGTTTCTGCACTTGTCCAAATGTTAAGGTGAAGACGTAAAAAGCTGTTAATCATGCTGGGATTTGCCTTAGCTTTCTTTACTGCATCTTCAAAATATGCCTCGTTACATATAGAGCCGTAGCCTGGATTTGCTTTTTTCCAAGTTTCTGGGCTTGTCCAGTCATCATCTGCATCAGCTTTGTACAGTACAGGTAAAAATGTTTCGTCTACTATAGATCCGTTTAGTATTGCCTCGCTGTATTCGTGCATTTCGTAACATATACTAGAACGATCATGGCCTGCCGTTGTAAGGCTCATTATGACAGGTTGCCGCCTTGCGCCTACCGAAGTAGTCAAAACATCGTAAAGCTCTCTATTAGGCTGTGTGTGTAGCTCATCGAAAATAATACCATGACAGTTAAGGCCGTGCTTTGTGTAAGCCTCTGCACTTATCGACTTGTACCAACTGCCTTTGTGTTCAACTATATTTCTAAGCACCTTAGCCCTAGCTCGCAGGTGTTTATTGTTGCTTATCATCTCTTTTGCTATCTGAAAAACAATATTTGCTTGTCCACGATCACCCGCGGCGCTTATTATTTCTGCTCCTGGCTCGCCATCTGCAAAAAGTAAGTAAAGCGCTATAGCTGCTGCAAGGTTAGACTTTCCATTTTTACGCGGTATTTCTACGTAGCAGGTTCTATATTTTCGTAACCCTGTTGCTTTAGCTTTCCAGCCAAATAAAGGCCGTATAATATCAATTTTCTGCCAGTCCTCTAATATAAAAGGCTGTCCAGCTAGCTCGCCTTTAACGTGAGTGCAAAACCTTTCTATAAAAGTTACTGCGCGCTCTGCGCTCTTTTCGTCGTAGTAGTAGCTCATAGGCCGCAGTAACCTGTGTCACAGCTCCAATCATTAAAGTCTATCTCATGCTGTGGCTTGTGGGCTTTTATTTCCTTGTATGATATTTCGCTTTTCCATTGTGCGCCTTTTATTTTTTCCATATCTATAAACCATTCCATTTTGTTGGGGTGTAGTTCAAACATTTTACGTAGTGTTAATGGGTTCCTGTGAAAACAACCTACACAATTATTTTGAGTTGCAAATCTTACTGGCTTACCTCTCCAAAAGTTTACAACCTTATCTCTATGTATATTATCCTCTATCATTGGAAATATGGGTTTTTGCCAGAACGTTTTGTTATAGGCTCTTAAACCATCCTTGTTACAGCGCTCTAGCATATTATTAGCTCTTTTATTTTCGCCGGCCCTAAATCCTATGCGCATTTCTATAGGTTCTTCAAAGTTTGCTTTCCACCAGTCAAACATAGGTTTGATTTTCATTAACTCTGTACAATGCCTCCAAGCTATATTGGGCAAACTGCTTTTGCGTAATTTATCAAATGGCTTACCAGCTAGCCATACTATATCTTTACCTATAAACTGCTCTAAATCTAGAATAGTGTGAAGTATTGTGTCATCCTCAGCTGTAGCTATAAACTCCCGCCCTATTTTATCACTAACTAGCTGCACCAGCTTTTTATCTTTAGGCGCACACTTTGCATCTTCTATAGTTACTAGCGCAAAAATATTGTAATCTGTAGGATAGTTAGCTGCTATGTATGCAGAGCTTTGGCCTCCGGATATGCTAGTACATGTTTTCATTTGCTAAAGTATTCACCTACCTCATCATCTTTTGGCGCTGCCTCTCCTAACCAGTTTTCTAGCCTAGCAATTATAGCTTGTTTTCTCATTCTAGCCTCTTTAAGCTGTTGCCATTCTGGGCGCATGCGGCTATATGTATCTCCGCTCTTACCTATCACATCATAGCATGTGCCGTTAGTATCGCAATACTCTTGTAGGGTTTGCTCCTCAGCTTCTACACAGGCTAAGGTATATAGCAGGCTCTGTGTGCCTGGTGTTAAATCTCTGTGCGCTCCGTATTGTAGTGTGCGCTGGTCTAGTATTGATTGTTGTAATTCAGTCATCTTATGTTGGTTTTTGATAGAATTTAGGTGCGCCTTCCATAGGGTTTATGTGTGTCATATACTCATCACAATCATTACATTTTATATCTAAGATGGCTCCAAGGATAGGCACGTACTTTGTAACTACGGTTATAGTTTCATGCTCTTTATTGCATTTTGGACATTTAAATTTATACATCTGTTTTCTCGTCGTGATATTGCAAGCACACTTTTACAATTCTATCTATTGCCCCTATTCTTGGAGAATTAAAATTTTGGTCATGAGTGGTTGCATATCTTAAAATCCCTTGTATTGATTTTCTTAAAATTTCGTCTGTCATGTTATTTCTGTTTTAGTTTTTGTACTCTACGTTCTAATATTAAAATGCTCTCATGTTGACCGTCTTGATGGCTACACAGCTCTAAAAAACTTATATCTTCTATTAAATCCTCCAGCTCATTGATAATAGGCTGAACCCTGCGGCGTTCCCTTTTACTTTTGACCTCTAAAATCGTGCGATTGAC